AGCAATGCAGTATTTTTTAATAAGTATGCAATTGTAGACGGAGAACGACCAGATCTTCTAGCAAAAAAAGTATATGGAGATCCCTTTTACGATTGGGTTATTCTTTTAACCAATAATCTGGTTAACGCACAGTACGACTGGCCCAGAAGTAACTATGAAATATATAAAATAGCAGAGAGTGAGTACAATGATCCGTACTCAGAAATTCATCATTACGAAACAGATGAGATTGGACCATACAAAGAAGGTCAACGTGTTGATGAGACATTCTACAACAGAACACACAAACTAAACATCGATGGAAATGTAGTCACAAAAAATGGTAACGAGATTTGTCGTCCCGTTACCATTACAGAGTGGTTACAAAATGAAAATGAAAAGAAGAGAGAAATATTTTTATTAAAGGGAAATTATCTGCAATCATTTGTAGATGATTTCAGAAAACAAAACCTCTACAAAAAATCTGGAAATTATATCAACCAAAGACTTAAAGAAACTGGTTGACTTTTTCAGGCAAAAAAATGCTAGAAAATTTTTCCCAGTTTTATCGTTTTGAAAAACCCATTTTGTAACAACTAGGTTTTGCTAGTTGTGGGTCTTTTTTTAATGCTCTAAACACATGACCGTGAACGTCTGCTTCATAAGTAAGATGTGCTTTGGTATGCACGAACTGAATCACAAATAACATTCCAACAAACGTAAGGTTTAGATAAGTCACTGGATGATTCAGTCCTTTCCAAAGAAACTTAATCACTCTTCAGCAAGACGTGCGAAGTATGATAGTGCGTCGTCATCCTCAACGATTGCCTCTTCCTTGACAGGAGAGGGAGCATTCATCTGCTGACGGAAAGAAGATCCGCTAGTGATGTCAGGGTCGTTGAACCCACCAGTAGCAGCGACTGGTTCGTACTCTTCGCTGTCTACTGTAGGAACAGCAGTGCGTTGAGTGATACCAAGCACCATATTCAGACGCTTCTCAAGGTCAGCATATGATTTGAACTGATCCTTGTGAGTGAATGCTTCAAGGGAATGCTCTTGCTTCCAAGTTGCTTCCAGTTCATCATCATCTGCACTGAGAGCAGAGACATTATCAAACTCAGAACTATCGTAGTTCCAGTATCCTGCGACCTTCTTGATCTTCAGTTTGAAGTTAGCACCTTCCCACAGATCAAAGACGTTTACTTTCTCTTCATCTTGGAACTCAGGTTGCATCGCAGCAAGGATCTTGTCATGGATCTTCTTGCCATACTTATAGAGGAAGACTTTGCCTTCGTTCTCAGGGTGCTTAGGATCCTTCACAACATAGATGTTGCTGTAGTATTGAAGCTTACGCTTCTGCTTACGAGCAGTCTCTTTGTCTTCATCAGCACCGCTGTTCCAGAGACGGCGGTTTACTTCACCAACAGGATCGTTTTCGTTGAGTGTAGTCAAAGAGTTTTCAATATACCAACCACCAATACCTTGGAAGGCGTGGGAGTATAGTTTTGCCCAAGGGAGTGTCTCTCCATCAGGGGCAGGTAAGAAACGGATAACAGCGTATCCATTTCCAGAAGCGTCAACCTCTGGTTTCCAGAAACGTTCATCAACGTTCTTACCGCTGGATGATTTCTCTAATTCCTTCTGCAGGAAGTCAAAGTTGTTCTGGGATTTACGCTTAAGGTCTGAAAAAGACATAGATTTTTGGATTAAATTGGATTTGGTTTGTGTGATGCCCTATCACTTAGTCATTATAACAGGCACAGAGTCGGGCGTCAACCCTCTGTGCCACTCTGGAGTTTGTCCTTCATTGCTTGGACTCGCTCACTCAGTTCGTCAAACATTTGCTCGACGGTTGTACCTGGGGTAGCACCAAGCATAATAATACCCTGCTTCATGGTCTCTAGTACAGAGACTGCCTCAGGATCGTCACTTAACTTAATACGAAAGTAAAAAGTTTTCTGTTTGTCAATTAGAAGTTCAAGTTTATCAAAGTAATCCATCTTCCTGCTATCATCTAGCAAGACAAAGTTCATTGCAGATCTAAAGCAAAACTGCTGTAGATCCATCATCTCCTGTATATCCCCACGAATAATATCAGATTGAAAGAAGCTCATACCAGCATTAATTTTGCACGACTTGTTTTTTTCATAAAGTTAAGTTCCTGTGCGTCATGACGCAACTTTTCTTTAAGGGGTTTACTGATCAGTTTATTGATAGTATCTAGTTCAATTTCATTTAACTCACAGTAGTGGATAACCGAATCAATATAATTCATATCGGGATTGTGTAAAGCAATCTTCTCCACCTCCTGCGAAAATCTCGCAGCAGTCATAAACTTATCCTCTAATAATTGTTTCTTGTCCATATTGTTCTTGATACTCCGAGATATAACTCATTAGTTTCATAAAGAATTCTTTCTTAGGTGGAAGCACCTTAACTTGAGTCTCTCCGTTTTCACAAGCAACAATAGTAACGAGTTGTTTGACACTCAACCCGTAGTTTTCTTGTAGCATACATGCATATGCAGTTTCTTGAACGAAGTAATCGTAAAGATATTTCTCACGCTTTGGTTCAGCAGCAGTCTTGAAGTCAATGATAGACAACACACCGTCAAACTCAGCGATACAATCTACTCGCCCTGCAATCTCTAAATGTTTAGAGTAGAGCGCCGCTTCCTGTAAGTAAATATTATTTATACGGTCCAAAGTAGGGCGACTATGATGGAACATTAGTACAGGAAGTGGGTGCGATTTATACTTCTTCAGGTCTAGATTATTATTAAAGTAGTCTTCAGCAATAGAGTGATACTTTGTGCCACGACCAGTAGCACGAGTTGTCTTAGCATTCGCTGCCTTCTCGCCAACACGAGCTCGCCACTTAGCAATGCCTGCTTTCTTTGCTGCGTTGTTGCCAATCACAGTGGTGACAGATGGATAATGATGTCCTGTTGGTGTAAGATAAACACGTTTGCCCTCCACCATTTCAGCAGACATTTCAATAGGATCTAATCCCACATGATTGAACAGTTTCATAGACCCAGATTAATTTTGTTGATGATGTAAGATTTGACGAGACCAGAGCGAACGATATCATCCACACCAAACTCAACCAGTGAGAACTCATCCATGTTTTGTAGGATGCGTTGGAAGTCTAGGATACCTGAACGTTCAGAGATCTTTTGAAGGTCAGTTTGTGCTGCGTCTCCACAGAAAATGATCTTACTGTCTTGTCCCACACGAGTGATGATTGAATCAAGTTCGTGGAAGTTTAGGTTCTGACACTCATCAATGATAACGATAGCATTGTCTAGTGTAGTACCACGTATGAAACTAGTAGACCAGAAGGAGATAGTTTCCTGTGCCTTCAGGTTATCGTAGAGCATTTCATATGATGCATCGTCTGGCATCTCGAACATGGATTGAACCATGTTCTTGTATGGTATCTGATAGAGAGAAGACTTATCCTCATGGTCTCCAGGAAGGAAACCAATCTCCCTAGTAGCGACAAGAGAGCGAACAATATAGATCTTTTCAAAAGGTGTATACTCATTGAGTACATCCTTGAGTGCTTTGTAAAGAGCAACATATGTTTTGCCTGTGCCTGCGACACCGTAGGCATAGACCATCTTACCTTTGTCCCACTCATCAAACATGATTTGTTGATTGTGAGTAAGAGGTTCGACTGGAACCATGTATGCTTCATCAATGGGTTTACGACGCTTCTTCTGCTTCGCATTCATACCCTGTCCAGGTGCTTTAGTAGTCTTCTTTCTAGCTGGCATGTCAGTTATACTTTTGTGTGATGGTTCTGTTTCTTGGTGCCTTAGGAGCAATCTTATTCTTCATTATATCATGAAAACCAGGATGTGTTCTACTCATCTTGTCTCTCCATTCACCAACCTCACCAGAGGCAGGGCATGTAGATGGATCACTCCAATCTCTATCCCATTCTGGATTGTCATCTTTCCACTGACTCCACTCGTGAACACTAAGTCTTACTTCTTTTTGTTCACCAGTTTCTTTGTTAATCACTGGGTAAGTCGCCATCGTCTCCCTCCTTTACTTTATTAAATCCAAATGGACCTGCTCCCTTTTCTTCTAGTGCTAGCTTCAGTGCAACACCACCAATTGCTTCCATAACTTTAATGACTTGCTCAGGTTTGGCATCCTCACCAAGTTCTTTGGCAACGTACCAATACTTAGGCCAAAATGTTTGACCTGCTAATTCATAATCTTCTAACGTTAATAGTTTCATGACCACTCCAGTGCTTCAGCACAAATAGGTAATTCTTTTACAAATACATCGCGACATTGTTGAGCGATATCCATGTGTTCTTTCTGTGTTCCATGAGCAGAACGCAGATCGATATAATGCATCCATGAACGAACTGATCCACTCATGTAGATTTTTGTGGGAATTGCTAAAGGAAGCACAAAACGCGAACATTCCTTTGCAATCCCTACAGAAAGCATATGCTGATAAAGATCCATAGCAGAATCAAAGTGACGCTCAATAGCAATCTCAAGTTCCTGCTTAACAAAAGGATCCACATCATCAATACTATTCTGACGGTTCTTTGTATCTTGACGACGCAAATCAGGTAGAGGAATCTTATCAGTCAACATAGAACTATCAGCATACCGTTGAGAAAACTCCTGGAATGTGAACGATCTATGCCTCAGGATCTGAGCTGCGATTCCCCGATTAGTTTCAATCTCCAGTGTCATGAACGCTTGTTCAAATACAGACCAGTGATTGTGTTTGATACAGTAACTAAGGAGTCCCGAGACTTTCGGATTGTCCTGATTGTTCGGGTTGCTCACCCTCGCTACGTACCCCATCATCTTCTCCGCTTCTGGGGTGATAGAAACTAGACGGACTGACCCATGTTGTTGCTTCATTCTTGAATCCTTTGCTCATCATTTCACGTTTTTTCTTGAGACCTAACTTTGCAGCACGTAACTGCAGTCGCATGTAATGAATCTCTTCA